TTTTAAAACAACGTATAAACCCTATACTGGTATATGGTCAACAGAGCCAGGCAAGAGACTTGAAAAGATTTTAAAAACTTGTAGAAATCAATGTTGGGATTGTCATGAATGTGAACGTACATTCGGCTTCCAGGATGTAGACAGTGCATTACAGCTAAGATTGAGAAAGTAATGTCTGCTATACAAATTTTTGATGACATTATCCCACGTGGGTACCAGGATCAAATTGAAGCAGACTTAATGCGCTGGCAATTTTCCTGGCATTACTTTGACGATGTGACCAATTTGAATTACGGTGACAATTCAGGTATGGTGCACCTGGCATATAATCATGGCGCACAACCCAGTGAATGGTTTCCATTTATTAAACCTATCATCTACAGCATCGAACATGCAACAGGCGAAAAAATTCATGAGCTACTAAGAATACGTGTGGGGTTTTTAACTCCCGCCGAAACAGCAGCAGAGTACAATACTCCTCATTTAGATTTTACAGTGCCACACAAGACAGTTTGTTATTATGTTAACGACACCGACGGTGATACAATAGTATTTGATCAAACGGCAGCAGACATAACCTCACCGGAAGTATCGGAGCGCACGATTAAAGATTTTGTTGACAGAACTGCTTTTACAGTAGCAGGACGCTGTAGTCCTAAAAAAGGAAGAATGTGCGTGTTTGATGGATATAGATTTCATGCAAGCAGCAAACCCAAACACAATCAACGACGATTAGTAATTACTATTAACTATGTACCACAACATTAAATCTATTTGCATCGTAGGAGGTGGCTCATCGGGCTGGATGACTGCCTCTGGTATAGCACGTATGCTACCTAATATTAAACTAACTCTGGTAGAAAGCCCTGGCATTCCTACTATTGGTGTAGGTGAAAGCACTATTGGACATATCAATCAATTCTTAACAATGCTGGACATTAAAGACGAAGATTGGATGCCGCACTGCAATGCTACGTACAAGACATCTATCAAGTTTATTGACTTCAGAGAAAACCCAAAAGCAGAGCCGCACACGTTTCATTACCCATTTGGTATCTTTGATTTTACGGACAAACCACGCGGCGTAATGGAATGGTTTTTAGCAGCCATTGATAGAAAAAATTTAGACCCTAGTAATTTTGCAGAATTTTTTCACGACGCAATATTAATGACGGACAATAACAAGCTAACCAAAAACGAAGACTTTAAAGTTAGGGGTTTTGATTTTAAACGAGATACTGCATACCATATGGATGCGGCATTATTTGGTAATTGGTTGCGAGACAATCTATGTTTACCTAGCGGAATGACACATATAGTCGATACAGTGACTAATGTAGTACAGCGTGAAGATGATAGCATTGAGAAAATTATTTTAGAAAGTGGTGAGTATGTTCATGCAGACTTGTTCATTGATTGCAGTGGCTTCCGTAGTATCTTATTAGATCAAACGTTAAACGAACCTTTTGTCAGCTTTCGTGACACGTTACTCAATGACAGAGCAGTAGCAACAGTTATTCCGTATATTGATAAAGACCGTGAGATGGAAAACTATACAAGTTGCACGGCTATAGAGTCAGGCTGGGTATGGAACATTCCATTGTGGAATCGTATTGGTACCGGATATGTGTACAGCAGTAAGCATGCAACAGAAGAACAAGCAGAAGCGCAGTTCCGTAAGCATTTAAAAAGCAATCGTATGTTATGTCCAGATGCTGAACGTGCAGACACTTGTGAGTTGAGACATATTAAAATCAGGCACGGAGTTCATGAACGTGCATGGGTTAAGAATGTTGTAGGTATCGGACTAGCTAACGGATTCATTGAGCCATTGGAGTCAACTGGGCTAATGCTAACACATGAAGGTATTGTTAAGTTAGTCAGTGCGCTACTAATGCGCAACGGCCATGTGTCTAACTACGATGTTGATTTGTTTAATTTTGGATTTCAAGAACAAATAATAGGTTTTAAAGACTTTATCAGTCAACACTATGCTTTGAGTATGCGTAACGATACGCCTTATTGGCAAGAAGTGTCTGGGGAAATTGCATATTCTAGGACCACTTCCAGCGCCGTTGATTTAGCAGGTTTGGTACACTCTGCTAGTTCGTCTAACGATTTGGGACTAAGGTTACATCGAAGCCGCAAATTTGACGCCAACATGGGAGGCATTATCTATATTGCAGCTGGCATGGGCTATAATCCAGTGGAGTCAAATTTTCTTAGACACGAAGACGAGCGATTAATGGAAAGTCCCGAAGTTCGTGAGCCAGTATACGAAAATTGGCTCAAGCACAAAGCTGAGGTATTGCGGCACATAGATACGTTACCCTCCCACTACGAATTTTTGAAAACAAATATCCATAAATAACGTATAAGGTAAAGTTTATGGAACGTTTATTCAGAAGTGATTATTTAGGCGAGTTCGTTGTGCATATTAACAATCGTGTGCGCGGCCGAGTAGAACAAGTTAGAGAATGGGTGCCTAATACCATAATTCAAGCGCACACTGGCAGAGCACTAGTAGTGGGCAACGGCATCAGCAGATTACAAAATCCTATTAATTTTGAATTGTTTACTAGCCACAAAGGTGGATTACACGGCTCAATGAAATTATCGGTATACGGATGCAATGCTTTGTATAGAGATGCAAAACCACATTTCTTAGTAGCCACACACCCGCTCATAGCTAAAGAGATTGCAGAGTCAGGGTATGCAGAAAACTCAATAGTGCTGACTAATCAAAAGAACGTTATGAGTCATCCCGACTTGTTTCATCTAATTCCGTTTAATCCAAATTTTGATGCAGGTGCCACTGCGCTGTACCTTGCTGCATTTGATAAACACAATCACGTATATTTTACAGGATTTGATGGGCAAGACAGTCCGTCATTTAATAATAACGTCTATGCAGGTACTAATGGATATCCTGCACCTACAGCACATGTTGACAGTGGCCGCTGGGCAGAAAATTGCAAAGTAGTATTTGACACCTATCACACTACGGAATTTATTAGAGTAATGCCGGGTGGTGGCGAAACTATGCCTGAACCTTGGAAGTATTGCCCCAACGTCAGGCAAATTAGTTTTAGACAGTTTATATCTGAAGCAGATATCGGTGTTACTTGATTAGTTCTAACTCTCTGATTTTCTCGAGAGTTTCTTTAATTTTAAAAGTTTTATAAACACCTGGATGCAAAGGCTTGGGGTAGTCATCCAGTTTAACCCAGCAGTATCCTTTATGCTCTGAATTTAACTCAGGCACAAATTCTTCGTCAACTTGAATCAAAAATGTGTGATACTTGAATCCGTTGTTGCCACTGAGGTACTGGTTAACACTGTGAATTTGAGCACCTTTGATTTCGCCCCCCAGCTCTTCTTTAATTTCTCTGATTAATGCGTCCAGCTCCCCTTCGCCGGATTCTATTTTGCCCCCGACAATGCCCCAAGTGTTTGGGTACCTGCCGCCGGTGCGTAATAAAAATAAGTATCGCTGAGTTGCAGTGCAATATATTAATGCACCGCAACTAGCTTTTAGAGTATCAGTTCCCATTTGCCTGCTTCGTACGGTCCTTCGTAACTCTTAGTCCATGCTCCGCTGCTGAACTTATACTGGACATTAGTAGTTAGGTTTGTTACGTATTGTATAGAAGTTTCCTGGGTGTTGTCAAATGCAACAAACCAAAAAGAACCATTAAATTGTATAATGTCGTTAGCTTTGGCAACTAACGCACCGCCGTCAATACCTTGCCAGTTGTATGTAGGTTGCGCTCCTGCTGCGCCTATATAGTCATTGACTAACAAATATCTAGTACCAGCTGCTGGTGCGGCCAGATCGTTATTTGGGCGACTGCGCTCGGGATCAATAATAGCACTGATAGGTTCAAGAGTATTAACGGGCAGAGTGTCCATGTCCGCAGTCCACAATAGCACACTGTCGTTTGACGGGTGATAAGCAACAGTACCTACAATTTCGTTACCGTCATCTAGTTCCAATTTGATTTGGCTTGTTCCGTTGGTTAAATTTCCGTAGACGTTGACCAGATCTCTCCAGTTTTCGTTAACGCCTGTTTTATAGCTGTATAGTGTGAAGCTAATTCTGTCGCCGACATTAGCGGTAACGTTTGTGTTAGTAGTGATAGTGTCGCCATTGATGGCTATAACTGTACAATTTGCATCTATTCCTGTTCCGGACAAGCGCATACCTTCTTGAATATCTGTTGTGCTGCTTAACGTTATAGCAGTGTTCGATGTAACGTTGGCTGATATTTTCTTTATAACCTGTGATTCAATTGAATCGACTACAGGGTCATTGTAACGCACCAAGCTCAATTGGTTGCCAATTAACATCACGCTGTACTGTAGCGGTGTAATATATTGTCTGCTCAACAGCCTTGCATCGTTATAGATAGCATCTTCTAGATCGTTTTCACTGTTAAACACACTTGCAATAATCTTTTGGATGACGCCCATTTTCTTAACCAATGACGGGCTACTGATCCAAATTGGTAAACTAAACGTTAAAGTAGCAACATCAACGGGGTTAGCATCGGTGCCCGCAGGTATTGCTCGATTGGTCCACAAGATATCAGTTAATAGTACGTAACTTAAACTAGTCCAGTCGATGTAGTTGTCTGTACTTTGTATTTCTAATGCAGGATTAAACAATGAACTAATTTGTTCAACTAACTGCAATTTTTGTTCTGTATTACTGGTCCATATATCTAATTTCAATGATAGTGTATAAGGCACAGGCATTAATCGTTCGACGGTTAGTGTGTCGCCTTGCTGTGTACTATAGTCGCCAGTATAGGGATCGTAGTGACGTTCACGAAGCTGCATCTTACTAGTAAAGGTTGGATTCTGAACTCTTTCCCTGTCGTAAGTTAACCCATTAATGTATACTGCCATGGCAGGTACTGTGTTTAGATAGTTTTCGCTGCCTTGTTTAAGTATGCTGGCAACTTGTCTACTGCTATCGCCGTAGATTACTGGCACACGTTGCAAGGATATTGCACCATTGCGGTCTTTACCGAACTCTACTTGAAAGTTTGAAACTGCACGAATAAATTGAACGATAAACCGACGTATTTGTTGGTCATAAAAATATTGTTGTAAAGCCATTAATTATCTGCCTTTGGGGTAAGTGCCTTGCTAAGGCTTTGTCTTGTTGGTAAAGTCTGTCCCTCCACATTAGTGTATGTGCTGGTATCGTTGACAAACCTACTGCGTTGTGTTTGATTAGTGGAACCTGGTGTAAGATTGGTTCTAACGTTATCTTCGATTTTGATCCAACGGCGTCCGTCGAATCTGAATAGCCTATTAGGCATATAGTCTGTGCGTAGGACGTAATCTCCATTGTTTGGTTGGCTTGGGAAACTGGTACTGACAGTAACAGGCCATCCATTGGGAGTAGTGCCATCGCCCCCTAGATATGCAGGGATAGTAGTATCAGGAGTAACTGCACCAGAGTCTGCCAATGGTATGGTAGTACTGTCTACTCGTATACTAGTGTCGTCGACATAGGTACCTAAAGGGTCTCCAGGATTTCCTGTGCCTGCTATAGGTTCAACATACAGAACATCAGTGTCGTAACCGCTCTTGGGCACATCTACTTCAGCTTGAGCAATAATTGCATCATTGATCTGATTGAGTAAATCAAAGTTAGTCATAAACTGTCCTAGCGGTGTATCGTTACTTTCGCTAGCTGATATGTTGTTAAGTATGTCTTTATATTCTTGTGAATTAACTAGTGGCGTTGCTTTAATTCTAAGTAAGTGCGGCCACCAAGTTTGGCTAAAGCCTTCTGCTGCGAATGTAACGTCTTGCACTACATAAAAACGTTTAAGCGCCGCCGGCAAATCTGCATTCAGCGGATAGTAGTCTTTCTTATGCTGTAGTTCGATAACGTCTCCGCTCATGAGCTTTCTACCAATAGATGCTATAGTGTCATTTAAATGGAATGTTATGACAATAGTGTCGGTACTCATCATCAAGCCAAATTGACTTAAATCCCAGTCATTGTCACTGACGTTATA